TTTTTAAAGTCAGTTAGAAATATGCTAGCTGGTTCTTCTGGTGGAAGAGTTAATATGTCAGTCAAGTGGGACGGCGCTCCTGCTATAATCTGTGGCACAAATCCTGAGAACGGCAAATTCTTTGTCGGTACAAAATCAGTCTTCAATAAAAAACCTAAAATCAATTATACACCAGGAGATATTATGAGTAATCATAGTGGACCTGTTGCACAAAAATTAATGGCGTGTTTAAAAGATTTAAAAAGATTAGGTATTAGAGGTGTCTATCAAGGTGATTTATTATTTACTAAAGGTGATATAAAAGCTGCTGCTATTGATGGCGAAAAGATGATTACTTTTACACCTAACACTATTACATATGCAGTACCTATAAACTCTAGTTTAGGCAGACAAATAAGAAGAGCAAGAATAGGAATTGTATTTCATACTTTCTATTCAGGCAAAACTATGAATAGTTTATCTGCTGGGTTTGGAACAATAAGAGGTAAGTCAGGTTCATCAGCAGTTTATTTAGCAAGTGCAGGTTATACTGATACATCTGGTTCATCTACATTTACATCTGGAGAGTTAGCAAGATTTGATGGACTAATAAGAATGGCACAAGGTTCATTATCAAAAGCATCCTCATTATTAAATGTAATGAAATCAAACGATCCTTTATCAGTAGGGTTTAGGTTAAAATCATTTTTCAATCATTATATTAGAAACACACAAGGGCATATGGGTAAGGTTAAAACTTTACAAGATATGTTTAGAGAATATTACGATCAAATTTTAACAGCAGAAATTTCTGATAGAAAAACTGCTAAAGGTAAAGAGAAATATATTCAGGCAAAGAAAGATGGTTTGAGATTTATAGATAGAAATAGAACTGCTTTATATTTTGCTATTGCCTCTCACGTGAGTTTAGCAAATGCAAAGAATTTTTTAATACAAAAACTATCACAGATACAATCAATAGGACATTTTATTAGAACACCTAATGGTTATAGAGTAACTAATCCAGAAGGATTTGTTGCAGTAGATAGAAAAGCAGGTGCAGTTAAACTTGTAGATAGATTAGAATTTAGTAGAGCAAACTTTACAATTGCAAAAGATTGGGTAAAAGGATAATGAAAAAAACTATTAAAGAAGTTAGAGAATATATTAACGAAGGTGTTTACGATCCAGGTATCTTCAAAGCATTTTTTCTTGCAGGTGGTCCTGGTTCAGGAAAATCTTTTGTAACTGCTAGTGCCTTTGCTGGTACAGGATTAAAACTTGTTAATTCAGATGTTAAGTTTGAAAAAGATTTAAGAAAGTTAGGTATGTCTATGAAAATGCCTGACCAAGAAGCATACTTTAGAGATATGATTAGAAAAGGTGCAAAACAATTTGCTGGAAAACAAATGGATACTTATTTAAAAGGCAGACTAGGTGTGATTGTTGATAGTACAGCAAGAGATTATGGAGTTATATCTAGTCAAGTTAATATGTTAAGACATATAGGGTATGATTGTTATATGATATTTGTAAATACAAGTTTAGATGTTGCATTGCAAAGAAATAAAAGTAGAGAAAGAAGTATACCAGAATATATTACAAAGAAAAGTTGGCAAAAAGTACAATTAAATATGGGTGCGTTTCAAAGAGTATTTGGTCCTTCTAAAATGTTAATTGTAGATAATAGTAGAGATGAAAAAGAATTAGTTACAAAAACTTTATCTACTGCTTCAAAATTTATTAGAAGTAGATTAAGAACTAAACCAGAAAATCGTACGGCAATGGCGTGGATTAAAAGAGAACTAGAACTAAAGAAAAGAATATGAGCATAGGATTTAAAGATTACTTATTTAAGTATTTAAAACAAAACGAAGCAGTCATTGATGTGCCTAGACAATCATATGCTACAGGTGTGTTCTCTAATCCTGAAGATAAAGATCCAAAAATTAAACCTGAAATTATCGGTCAGATAATGAAGCAGTTTACAGAATTTAAAAAAGAATATCCTATATTAGATTATTCTTTAATAGGTTCTATTCTAACTAAAAGATATAGAGATGACGCAGACCTTGACATCAATGTATTGTTTGATGTACCAAAAGAAAAACAAGAAGAAGAAAGATTAAGACTATCTCAAAAGTTTTTATCTGCTAAAAATCCAGATAACATACAAGGTAAATTAATACCTGGTACAAGACATCCTATTAACTATTATTTTATTACAGACAAAGAAACTTATGACGATCAAAATAAAAAGGCAGACGCAGTATTTGATATAGGTAAAAATAAATTTATTAAAAGACCTGAAGACTTTGAATTTGATCCTTCTTTATATGTAAAAGACTTTGATAAAAAAGTACAAGAATTAGATGTAATCAAAGGTGAATTAAAAAGAGATATAATAGATTACAAAGAACTAAAAGGACTAACAACAAATGATGTTTTAAATTTACAAGACAAAGTAAAAGATAAACTAGACGAAATAGAATACGACATAGAATTAATAATTAAAGTAGGTGATAAGGTAGACGCAGAAAGAAGAAAAGCGTTTGATAGTGATATGTCGCCTGAAGAAATAAGACAATATGGTATTAAGAATAGATTACCAAAAGCAGTTATCTATAAGATGTTAGAGAAATATCACTACATCACTTTTTACAAAAAATGTAAAAAGATTTTAGATGACGGAATTGTAACTGATAAAGAAATAGATAGTTTAAAATCAGAAGCAGTTAGAAGAAGAAAATCTATTGCATTTACATTTGGTAGATTCAATCCACCAACATCTGGACACGAGAAACTAATTAAGAAAGTTGCTAGTGTTAGAGCAGATACTTTTAAAATATTTTTAAGTAGAAGTAATGATCCTAAAAAGAATCCATTATCTCCTAGAACTAAATTAACTCATATGAAATTTATGTTTCCTAAGTATAGTAGAAACATTGAAATCAATACAACGAATATGATATTAGATATTGCAAGTAAATTATACAGACAAGGATATACTGAAATCTTTATGGTCGTAGGTAGTGATAGAGTTAGAGAGTTTGAAACAATTTTAAACAAGTACAATGATGTAAGAAGTAGGCACGGACATTATAACTTTGATAATATTAATGTATTATCAGCAGGTGAAAGAGATCCAGATTCAGAAGGTGTAGCAGGTATGTCAGCAAGTAAGATGAGGGACGCTGCTAGTAAAGATGATCTTCAAACTTTCAAAAAAGGATTGCCTACAGGATATAGAAACGCAACAGATTTATTTAAAGATGTAAGAAAAGGAATGAGATTAGTAGCAAGTATGGAATACGATACTAACTTTAGACCAGTTAAAACCTTACAAGAATTTGAACAAAATCAAATAAGAGATATGTATATTAGAGAACAAATCTTTAATATAGGAGATAAAGTTAAATACATTAAAGAAGATATTAATGGAAAAGTGATTAGAAAAGGTACAAATTATATTGTACTAGAAGACAACAACAATAATTTACACAAAGCTTGGATATGGGATTGTTTACCTAATCCAGCAGATAGAGAGGCACAAGTGAGAGAATACAATTTAGATATAGATTATGGTTTTGAAGCCGTATCAGAAAAAAGAGAAGAAGAAACTGATAAAGTAAAAGAATCATACGATATTGGGCACGATTATGCTCAACACGCAGTTAAAGTAACCCCAGGACAAGACGGATATGACCCAAATTATGAGGGTGGGGCATATAAACCAGCAGTAGATGGTACTTCTGGAGAAAAAGTAGTAACTAGACCAATAAGTGATGATATTTCTGTAAAAGATATTAATGATTGGTCAACTTCAAGTGAAACAATAGATAAATATAAGGAAAGATACAAAGAAGAATGGCAGAAAAAGTTATCTGAAGTTGTATCTAAAATGATAAAGAATTTATAATGGATAAAGAACTTGATAAGTTTTTAGATGATCTAGCAAACAATACACCAAACAACGAGCAGTTTGAGGAACAAGAAAAAGAAAAAGAAGAAGATGAAAAAGACACTAAAAGAAGTTAGAAATAGTTTTTTAAAAGAAGCAGTTGCTACGGTATCTGATTTACAATATATCAGAGCAAAGACACATCATAATAACCATTTTCAAGCAAGAATATATGTTGCTGAGAAAATATTAAAAGATAGAAAATTAGCAAAGGCATATGAGTCATTAGCATTTGTACACGATAATTATGCTAGAGTTGTTGGTAATGACGCAATTACAATTAGACAAAGATTAGAGAAAATGTTAATGACACAATTAAAAAGTAAGATTAAAAATTGGGACGAAATTTATTCGGCACTATAAGGGAGAACAATGACACACATAAGAACATTAATGGATCATATGATACAGATTGACGAAGGTAGAATGAAAGATATTTTTACTGCTGACGAAGAAGGTAAATCTGCTAAAGAAATTGCAAAGGCATTAAAACTGCCTTTAGGTACGGTTAAGAAAATTTTAGGTGAAGACAATGAATTACAAGAATTTTCATCAACTCAATTAGATATATTAGCAAAACAATATGCTAGTTTAAAAGGTAAAACAATTTCAGTTGACAATGCAAATAAATTAAGACAGATATTCAAAAGAATACCTGATAGTGCTATGAACGATATAAGAAAGAAAAAGATACCTTTCTTATCTGGTCTTGCATTATCTCGTATGGTACAAAAAGGTATGCCTGTAAAAGAGTCTACATTCCCACCAAAAGATAGTAAAGAAAAACCTAAAGAAACACCTAAAGAAGGTGACGCTAAATCAGCAGACGCATTAGAAAAACAATTAGTTGTTGCTACAGGTCAAATCAATCTATTAAAACAAAAGATTGAGAATGAAAAGAATAAAGTTACAAAACCAGCACCTAATAAAGAAACAGGTGAAGTACCTTTAACAGTAGGTATTGCTTACAAACATCTTAAAGATAAATTAGAAAAAGAAAAAGAAGAAAAAAAAGAAGAAGTTAAAGAGGCATTTTCTGTACAGATAACTAAAACAGATGGCGGTAAATTTATACACGGAACTTATAAATCAAAAGCAGAAGCAGAAAAATGGATTAAGTGGTACAAGACTGGTGATTTAAGAAAGACTAAATCTATTGAAGTTGTTAAAGAAGAATTAAAAGAAGCAAAGTCACCATTTAGATTATCTTATGATGATAAGTATGGCAAACACGCAGGTTTTGAAGACGCAAAAACACTACAAGATTTACAAAACAAAGCACAGAAATTAAGATCAAAAGGTTTTAAGATTAATAAAATGGGTAGAAATACATCTCCTGTTGAACAAAAACTACCAGAACCAGAAGGTAAAACGGAAGTTTCAGAAATAAGAATAAGACCAAAAAGTATAGTAGAGTCAGACCCTACTCAATATGGTCCTGATAAAGTTGCAAAGGCAATGAAAATTGCTGTAAAGAGTAGTGGAATGTATAGTAAGGCAGTAAGAGAAATAGAAAAGATTGGTAAAGATTTATCTAAAGTATCTACTATTGCAAGAGCATTAAAAACTGCTAATGAAAATTTTATACATCCAGGTAAGGCAATTTTTGAAAGAATATATAAAGAAGTTTCAGACAAACTTAAATTAAAAGTCTTGGATAGAAAAATTAAAAAAGCAAAAGACAAATTTCATAAAGGATTAAGGAGACCATAATGGGAGAAAAATATTTAAAAACTAAAGAAGGTAGTATTGAAGATACGGTAAAAAACTTACAGAATAAAGTTTTAGAATCTGACTACCAAGATAAATTTAAAAAAGAATTAGAAAACGCAGGCAAACCTGTAGGTCATATGACTGGTGCTGAGAAGAAAGAATTTTATTCTAAAGTTGAAGAAGCAACTAAACTATCTGAAAAAGATGGTGCTAATACTTCATCTAAAAGAGGAAGTGCTTCCAGAAACGCTAAGAAAAAATATAGATTTGGATATAGAGTTGCTGAAAAAGATCCTGCAAAAGGAAAAGAAATTGAAGAATCAAATCCTGGTCAAACTGCTAAAGCAAATGCACATCAAAGAAGTGCTGGTGGCGAGAAAAGTCCTATAAGTCATATGGTAAATAAATCTATCAAAGAGATTACTAAAGATGATGGTAAAACTTTTGCACAAATGAGAGCAGAAATGGATGAGTCAAAAGATCCTGACCAATCATACCCTAGTAAAGACGCTAAGATTACAGGTAAAAATCCTGCTGACAAAGGTGAAAAAGAACATCAAGCTGGTGAAGATACTAGAGACCCAAAGAAGAAAACAATGTCAGGTGAAATTGCAACTTCTCCTGAAATGAACCCTAAAGTAGATTACAAATATTAAAACTATGAAACCTCGTATCTATTGTGATATGGACGGTGTTCTTTGTGATTTCAAAACTGCTGCTCAAAAGGTGACTGGTATGTCCATAACAAAATGGTCTTATGCTAGTAAAACTGAAAAGTGGCAACCAATCAAAGACACTCCAAAATTTTGGCACACTTTACCTTGGCAAAGTGGCGGTAGATCGCTATGGTCTTTCATATCAAAGTATCAACCACACATATTATCAGCATATGTAGAAGAAAGTTTTGATCCTAATTGTATACCAGGTAAATCAAGTTGGGCAAGAACTAAATTAGGTCTTTCAGCTGGTAGAATCAATCTAGTTAAGAGAACACAGAAACAATTATACGCAAAAGTAGCAGGTCAACCTGCAATATTAATAGACGATTACGCAAAAAACACTACACAATTCACACAAAGAGGTGGTATTGGTATACTTCACACATCTACACCAAATACTCTCAAACAACTCAAAAAACTAGGCTTCTAGTATCTTTTCTTATAAATATACACATATATAACAACATTGAGTACCTTAACAATTTAACAAGGGAGAGAATAATATGTCAAGTTGGACTAAAGCAGATTCAGCAGCAGGAGCACCTTTATGGGCAGCGACTATGTTGAATGTAGCACCTTCAAGTGCTAATAGAACTTCGTTATATCAAAACACTAGTGCTAATACTTTTATAAGTGGCGCAACTAATGGTTTGTTTAACTACACAACATCTGAAACGCAATCAGGAGAGATTGCTCATACAGGTTGGGTTCTAAAAACTACTGGTTCAGGTGGACGAGCAGGTAGAGTTTCTTATCAAACTCTAGTATGTTTAACATCTAACTCGTAATAATTAATTTATGGGGGCGCTTCGGCGCCCTTATATATACTATATGAACAAAGTGATCTAGGTGTATGCCTAGAGTAGCATTCCCCATAAGGGGTTAATAGGAGAATAAAAATGGCAGACAAGAAAATAACGGCGTTGACCGATCTAGGTGACGCATTAGCAAGTGTGGATTTGTTCCACATTATAGACAATCCTTCGGGAACACCAATCAATAAAAAAGTAACAGCGGAAGATGTATTCAATAATATACCTTCTTGGATTGGACTTAAAGATACAGCACAAACTATAACAGGTGATGGTTCATCAACCTTAGCAGTAACAGTAACAGAGTCAACAACTCTTGTTAATGCTACAGCAGCAAATTGTCCTTGTACTTTAGAAGATGGTGCTGACGGACAAGTAAAAATTATCATTAACAAATCTACTGGCGCAACAAATACGGTTGATATTACACCTGCAAACTTTAATGCTGGTTCTGGTGTCAAAGTAAGTATAGACGCACCAGGTAGAAGTGTTATGTTAATGTTTAAAGATAGTAAGTGGAATGTATTGGGCGGAAACGGCCAAGTAGTAAGTTAATAATAGGAGTTTAAATTATGAATATTGATGAAAAAGTATTACAAGAAGAATTAGCAGTATTAAAAGCTGATTTTGATAAAACAAAAAAAAGTATAGAAACTATGGAGAAAGAATTGGGTGGTCAAAAATCTAATTTAAACGCTATCTATGGTGCTTTACAACAAACTGAAAAACTTTTAAGGTTAAGTAAGGGAGATAAAAATGATAAAAAAGTTTAAAGCATTTGTCAACGAAGAATCTGTAAAAGATTTTGAAGAAGATGTATTAGGCGAAACTCAATCTAAAAAACAGATTGATTTAGTAGATAAGAATAAAGAAGAAGTTAAAAAAGAAGTAGAGGAAAATAAATGAAAACTTTAAAACAACACATAAACGAATCAGGTTCAGATAAAACTGCTTCTGCTGTTGGATCACAAACTACAAATTCAGTAGAAGATTCATCAATAGGTGTACATAATATTGCTGACGCTGATGTTTTAAAAAGAGTTAACGCATTTGTTGGTTCTATTGCCGAGAGGGAATATATGAAACCTCAATTTGCAGTTGACGAATTAAGAGAAAAGTTACAAAGAATTGGTCTTACGGTATCACCTTGTGATATGGCAGGAGATTCTGGTAAAGTAACTGCTGAAGTGAAACAATTTGGTGGAAGATTTGGTAAAGATACCGATGGTTCTGATATAAATGATGATGGTATATCTCATAGAAAAGAGGGTGGATTAAAGATGGAAGTATCTTATGAAACTCTTAAAAACGGAACATCAAAGGTCTACGCTAAGTTAGTGTAGATTATGTTCAAAGAGATAACCAAAGATACTTGGTTGCTGTATGCACAGCAAAACTATGACAATCCTACTTTTACAAAAGAGCAGGAGTTTTTAGACGACTTAAAAAGATTCAAGTATCTTAAAAGGTTATTTCGTAGATACACTTTAACAGGTGAAATAAAAGTAAGACTAATTGTTAATCACATTGTAGTTTTACAAAATGTTTTTGGTGTAGAGGCCGCTTGTGTATTATTATTATACAAGATAGACGAACAATATTGGCCAATACTAAAAACGGTTTTAGAACATTTAGATTATTTGTATCCACACGAACTAAACAATGTTCAAGTAGATGAAAATATAAAAGAACTATTGAAAGAAATGTAATGGCAAATAGACCAGTAGATTTATTGATCGCATATAGAGTTATTAAAATGCTAGTAACACCTTTTGACAAACAACCTGCTTTTAAGTATGGTATAATTGATAAAAACGGTAAAGTGTTAAAGAAATTTAATACTATAAAAGGAACATTAGAAAAGCGTTCTTATACGGTTTTACATAGGTTTGTTTTCAACTTAAAAAGATTACTTGCGAAAGTAGGAATTAAAGGTAAGTTAGGATCATTTGCAGTTGCAGCCGCTTTACTATTAAGAGAAAATAAAAGATATGCAATACATAAAGAAACAATAGAGTCTGCTGTTATTACATATTTAAAAGACAACAATCTCTATGAAGATATATTAAATGAAAGCAGAGAGATACCAGAAGTTTATACAGACGATAAGTTTGTTATGAATTGTTTTGGTGTTGATGTATTTGAAAACAATGGAGAATTAAAATCGGAGTTTGACTATGCCAAAACATTATAAAGAAATGATGGATGAAATCATCAACAAGATTGATGAAGACGCACCAGCCAATTCAGTTGCAGGTGGTGGAGTTGATATGGCTCCCAATGCCAAAAGTGTTAAAGATAAATCTAAAAGAGATCCTTTAATGTTTGCTAAACCTCTTAAAAGAAAAATCAAAGAGAGTGATGACAATAACAATGTAGTATTAAGAGGTGTTATTAATAAGATAGAAAACATTGAACACGCAATAGATGAAAAACATTTTGGTAAAACAGAATTTGAAGCAATAGAAAATAAAGAATACAAAACATTTAAGGACAAATACAATGGTTAAAACTTTAAAAGAATATCTATCATCTACTATAACGGTAGGTGGTTTAGGTTTAATAAAACCTATGGCTTCGTTAAGTAGAAAAGGCACGGACATTGGACCTAAAGGTAGTAGAGGTCGTAGAGTTGGTTTATCTGCTTCAAACGAACCAGTTGCTGAAAGAAAACAAAAACCTTATGTATCATCAGTAAACGGAGTATATAGTGTACTAGATGGTGATGGAAAAGAAGTATTTAAGACTAGAGATAAGACACTAGCACACGGTTGGTTTAAAAAGAACTACGATAAAATCAAAGAAACAAAGAAAAAATAAGGAATTTATGGAACTAATAATAAGTTTAGCAATGAAATTTTGGATGTGGACTATATTAATTATAGTAGTTATCCTTGGTGCAATTATCAATTTATTTGATAAAAAGAAACCAAGATGCTATACATTCAAATCAAATAAAATGCCAGTATTAATACCATTACCTATTAAAACAAAAGGTAAAGGTTTCTGGAAAGGAATACTTTTGTGGTTACTTGGAGTTAGAAATTGGGAACTAGCAGAAGATTATTCTTATGAATTAAACGACAAAAAATTTGTTATACCAGCAGGTTTTAAATTTGATGGTGCAAGTATACCAAAATTCTTGCATCCATTTTTCTCACCAGTTGGTGTGTTATTAATGGGAGGTCTTGTACACGATTATGCTTACAAGTATCAAACCCTATTAATGGAGAATAAGAAAGATACCCTAGGTGTTATATCTCAAAAAAGAGCAGACGAAATCTTTAGAGATATTAATATCAATGTAAATGGTTTCTATCTTATGAACTATCTCGCATATTGGTCATTAAGAATAGGTGGCTTCTTTGCGTGGAATGGGCATAGAAAAAGAAATGCCAAAATAAAAGGAGTAAATTAATATGTTAAACTTTGTAAAAGCAAGAGCAAAAGAAGTATCATCGCTACACGGTGGTGCTCTAATTGCAATCGGACTTATAATTTTATTTGCAAGTCCTATTGCTAAAATGGCTGCGTGGGCTTCAATCGCTTGGGGTCTGTGGGCAATTTGGAAGAAAGACTAACATATGTTAGGGCTTAGATTATTTTTTATAGGTATAGTTGCTACCGCCATAGCTGGCGGTGGCTTCTATGTGATGAAGTTGCAAAAAGATAATGCTATATTAAAGGCAAACGCTATCAAAATGGAATCAGCAATCGCTGACCAACAAGAACTTCTAACACAACAAAAAGAGGACTTCAAAGATATACTAGACGCTAACAATAAGATGAATGAGTTAGTAGGTGTTCTTAAAAAAGACCTTGAAAATTTAGATAAAAGATTTAATAAAAAGAATAGAGATGTAGGCAAACTTGCAATTGCTAAAACAGAATCTATTGAACGAATAACAAACGGTGCTAGTGCTTTAGCAACAAGATGTATAGAGATTGCAAGCGGCGCCGAACTAACTGAAAAGGAAAAGAATGCTACGAAGAAGTCTGAAATTAATAGTGAATGTCCTTCTATCGCTAATCCTAGTTACATCCCTTACTAGTTGTTCGGGTGTAAAAGAATTACAGATATTTAAGAAGTCAGTTGAGAGAGAAAAACTCAATTTAGACAAGCCGACAGCACTACAATTAGAGAATTTAAGATGGATCATTATCACTAGTAAGAATGCTGAGGAAGTGTTCAGAAAACTAGAGGAACAAGGCATTGATCCTGTATTATGGGGTCTTACAGACAAGGATTTTGAACTTCTTGCTAAGAATTTCGCACAGATTCGTAATCAACTTAAAATCACCAATGATTTGTTAGATAAATATAAAGAGTATTATGAACCTGAAAAGAAGATAGAGAATAAAAATGAGTAAGAATAGAATAGATATATCAAGTGAATCGGCAGTAAGTATGCCAATGAAAAACCTAATTGCTATAATAGGAGCAGTTGCTATAGGTGTATGGGCATATTTTGGTGTGATTGAGCGATTAAATAAATTGGAAACTAATACAACATTATTAGAAAAAGATTTAACACAATCAGAAGAAGCTCTAGGTGCTGATATAGAAAAGAATAACGAATTTAGGATCAAATGGCCAAGAGGAGATTTAGGTTCTCCACCTGCTGATTCAGAGCAGTTTATGTTGATAGAATTTCTATCAGGACAAGTGGAAGCAATTCAAAAAGATTTGCAAAATATGATGAACAATGCCGTTAACATTGAAAGATTACAGAAAGATATGGACAAGGCATTAGCAGATATTGAGGAATTAAAAGACAAAATTAGAGAGGCCAAAAACGGCCATTCAACAGGAGAATAAGATATGGACGCCGCTACATTAGTAACTATTATAACTATGTTTATTGTTACTGATACATCATCCGAGTTTGTTAAGTATGATGGATTAGGTGCTTGCCTTAAAGAAAAAAGAGCAATTGAAAAATTAAAAGACGGCCGTAGAGTAATCTGTGGACCATCTATGGCAGAGGTTGACGCTGATGGTAATATCATTAGTATCAAAAACAAAATGCCAGATCAATCAGGCAGTCTAAAATTAGGTGGTACTGCTAAATCACTATCAGAAAAGAAAAAAGAAAAGAAAATTAAAGTATTAACACAATAGGATATATATGAAATTGAATTTAAAAAAGAATATACAGAATGTTATTGGTGTTGTGATGTTAGTTGCTGTATTATTAGCAGTAGCATTTACTAGCAATACTAAAAAAGGTGATAAGATTGAAGTAGTTAAAGAAATAGGATTACTTCAACAAGTTAAAGAACGAGGTTATGTTATCTGTGGAGTTAATGCTAACTTACCAGGATTTTCTGCTCAAGACGAGAGTGGAACTTGGAGTGGTTTAGATGTTGATTTCTGTAAGGCAGTATCAGCTGCT